TGTAAAAAAAAAATTTTTTTTATATAAAGTTATATAAAAGAACTAGGCGATATTCATTGGTAGGGAGACTTACTTGAATAGGGGTGATGGTGGGCAACTTTTTTGTTTCTATAGTATCTAAAACGAAATAAATAAACATATGACTATTTCGATTTTGCTTCCTACAAGAAAAAGGATATCTTTGCTTAAAAAATGTAGAGAATCATTATTAGATAATGCTTCTGATCCTTCAAAAATTCAACTACTTTATGGAGTAGATGATGACGATCAAGCTACAATAGATTTTTTAAAAGAAGATAAACATCCAGCTAGGTCTGTAATAAAATTTCCAAGACAAGGCTACGATAAATTACATTTATATAATAATGCTTTATGTTCATATGCTCAAGGTAATTGGATAATGTTCTTTAATGATGATGCTGTTATGGAAACTAAACATTGGGATTTAGAAATTAATAAGTTTGATGGACAATTCAAGCTTCTTAAAGTAAAAGAACAAACAGGACATCCTTATAGTATCTTTCCTATTATACCCTATGATTGGTTTAGATGTTTAGATCATTTAAGTCTCCATGGTCAAAATGATGCATGGGTCTCTGAGATTGCTTACATGTTAGATATAATGCAAGACGTTGATATAAAAGTTTTTCATGATAGAGCAGATATTACGGGTAACAACAATGACGAAGTATTTAAAGAAAGAACTTATAAAGAAGGGAACCCTGATCAAGAAGGTGATCTTCATCATCAAAAAATGATAAATGCNAGATTTGCNGACGCAAGTAAGTTAGCATGGTTCCTAGATAAAATTGGACAATCTTCTTTACATTGGAAAAAAATTACTAAAAAAGAGATTAAACCATTTATTAAATTAGAAGAAAAATTTTTAGAGTATCAAAAAGCTGGAGCGATAGGAGCCGGGAAACAAAATGCAAAAATCTCAGATCAAGGAAAAGTTAAAGTCAGCTATTCAGATATATAAAAAAACTAAAGATCCAAGAGCTTCAGAAGTCATTGAACATTTAACTAAGATACTATCAACTTCTAAATCGAGAGATAGTTTAATAGATTATGCAAAGCACGTATATCCTGGATACAAGGATCCCGCACATATACAATTAATTGCAAAAAATTTAGAAGCTTTAGAAAAAGGAGAAATAAATAGACTAGCAGTCTTTATGCCACCAAGGCATGGAAAGTCTATGCTATGTTCAGAGTTCTTTCCAGCATGGTATCTAGGTAATAATCCTAAAGAGTTTGTTATTCAATCTACCTATGCTCAAGAACTAGCTGATGACTTTGGTCGTAAAGTTCGTAACCAGATAGCTTCTCCAGATTTTAATAGTGTCTTTCCTCAAGTTGGTCTACGTGCTGATTCAAGTTCAGCTAAACGATTTCATACTATGCAAGGTGGAACTTATTCTGCTGTTGGTGCAGGAGGAGCGATTACAGGTAGAGGTGCTCATCTACTTATTATTGATGACCCGATTAAAGGTAGAGAAGATGCTGAGTCCGAGACACAAAGACGTAATCTAGTAGAATGGTATAAGTCTGTTGCTTACACTAGACTTCAACCTGGTGGAAAAATTATTATTATTCAAACAAGATGGCATCAAGATGATTTAGCAGGACACATTTTAGCAGAGAGTAAAGAAGATTGGAAAGTTTTAGACCTTCCAGCTATCGATGATAAAGGCAATGCTTTATGGCCAGAAGCTTATTCGAAAGAAGATTTAGAAAAAATTAAAGATACTGTTGGCCAACGTGTATGGCAAGCTCTTTATCAACAGCAACCAAGTAATGATGAAGGATCCATTATTAAAAGAGAGTGGTGGAATATTTATGACGGAGAAAAAATACCTTTGTTATCTTATGTACTTCAATCTTATGATACAGCTTTTTCTACAAAAAGTTCTGCTGACTTTTCTGCCTGCACTACTTGGGGAGTATTCAATGCTCGTGATGAAAATAATGTACCTTATGCTGCAGCAATATTATTAGACGCATGGAAAGAAAGATTAGAGTATCCTGATTTAAGAAAGAGAGCACAAGATAGCTACGAAGAATGGAAACCCGATCAAGTACTCATTGAGCAACGGGCCTCTGGTCAATCTCTTATACAAGATATGAGAAGATCCGGTGTTCCTGTAGTTACTTTTAATCCAGATAGAGATAAAGTTTCAAGAACTCACGCTATTGCTCCCATGTTCGAAGGCGGGTTAGTCTTTACAATGGACGAAGATTGGACTAAAAGTGTATTAGATGAATCAGGTTCTTTTCCTTATGGGAAACATGATGACATACACGATACTTGCGTTCAAGCTTTAATACGTATTCGTGATGGCTTTCTAGTAACACACCCTGATGATCCTGACGATGAAGATTATGAACAAGCAAAATATACAAAAAAAGACAAACATTATTACTCTTGATAGGTATAGACCTTTTAAAGAAAGACCTCCTACTTCTAAAGAAGTAGAACAAAAACAAGATGATGATGTTATGTTAGGTTTAAATGATGCATGTCTCCAGATTATGGAAAAGATGGATTTAAAAGGATATGCTTTATTAGCCTGGGACGAGAAGGGAGTTCCTTGTATTTCATGGTCTTGTAATCATAATAAATCTCCTATTAGCGAAATGTTACTTCCGACCTTTACACAATCATGTTTTCAGAGTATATTAAATAAAAAATTAAGCACAACAAAGGACTTAAAAGATGAGTAACCCATTTACAAGACAATCGATTAGTAATCATAATACTAAAAACTATTCAGTAGAAGATGTTAAAAAGTCTAATGCAAGATTTTATGAAAAAAATCCAGGAGCTATCGAGCCTGCAGCGATGATTAAAAAAGCTATGCAAGATCCAGGTGATGAAGTAGTAAAAGAACAAACAAGACGAGAAAACGAAATGGAAAATTTCATTGGAAAACTAAATATAACTGGGAGTATATATTAATGACTAAAACACAAATGACAACTAAAACACCTGTTCAATATAATTCAAGTGGAGCTGCCGCAGGTTTTACACCTCAAGCACATCCGCCGCATCAAGATCCGTCTGCTGCAAATACTATTCAAGATAAAACTAAAGGCAACTCTGATTTTCATGGCGACAACATGGCTTTTATAAAAAAAATTAAAAGAGGTTAGTAATGAAGATGACTGCTGGCGCAGGTTCTGGAGAAGGTAGATTACAAAACTCTAGAATGTCAGCACCTAAAAAAGTAAAACGAAAGGTCAAAAAAAATGTTAAAAGGCAACAGAAAAAAATTAGATAAAAATAAAGATGGTAAATTAACAGGTGTAGACTTTGCTATGTTAAGAAAAAAAAAAAAGAAAAAGGTAAAAAAATATGTCAAAAAATAGAGATGACGATTTCGTAGCAACTAAAGCTGAAAAGACTTTTAATGATGAAGGTGAAACAATTGATGTAGCTGATGCTAATGTTTCTAGTTCTTATAAAGGTGGATTACTTTATAAAGGTAAAGCAAAAGATTATACTTCTGCAGCTGATATTATAAAAAAGAAATCTGCTAAAATTATTAAAATAGATATTGATAAAAAAAAGAATAAAGACTAATGGCCAAGCAGAAGTTCACACACTTCGTGCCAAGAGATCAGCCTAAGAAAAGACCAGGCGTTCACAAGAAATCTCAAAACAAATCTGAAAAAAGACAAAAAATTCAAACAAGATATAAAGGCGGTGGAAGATAATGGGAATAAATAATCTATTATATCAGTATCAAAATAGTAATGAATTTGTTTGTTCTGATGGACGAATGTCTGTTAATGGGATTTGTAAACCCTTAGAACCAGAACCTAAAAAACAAAATAATCAAGAACTTATAAATCAGATTGTAACTGCTAATAAAAATGATAAAAATTTTGCAAAAGATTTATTAACAACGGACAAATATAGAGATGGTTTTGGAATTACTTCTGAGGGGAATTATGTAAATCAATTTTCAGGAGGAGATCCAGGTAATATTACTGGCAAAGATTATTCTAAAGATGTTAAATCTACTTTTGAATGGGACTTCGATAAAGTAGGAAATAAAATAGCAAATTTTGGAACTACTGTAAAAGATAATATAAATGCTTATACTGATTATATAGAAAATAATTTTGGTATACCATCAAATGTTCAAAATGTAGCTAGAGTTGGAGCTGTAGTTAAAGGTGTATCAACTTACGGTATGGCAGGAGCATTAGTTCCTTTTGCAATACCATTTGTTGCAGGAGCTGCATTAAATAATCAAGCTGTTAAAGAACAAGAAGCTGCAATTAACAGAGAAGAAACAAGAGATTTACAAGGAAGAATTGATAAAGGTGAGTTTGGGTCAAACACTCCTACACCTCAAGATAAAGCAAGAACTGATTATGGTCGTAGCACTCAAGGTAGTATAGGAACCAGAGGATCTGGTATGTCAGGTTATGGTGGTGGAGCTGATATGGGTGGAGGTTCACCAGGATCAAGCGGACCAGGTGGTTCGGATAGTATGGGAAGTTTTTAATTATGGCAAGAAGAACTAGAATAAGACCTAAAAAAAGAAAAGAAACTCCAATTAAAACTTCAGTAAAGTCTGGTAATTTTAGACCTACAAAGTCTGGAGCGGGAATGACACGTAAAGGTGTTGCTGCATATAGACGAGCTAACCCAGGATCTAAATTAAAAACAGCAGTTACTGGTAAAGTAAAACGAGGAAGCAAAGCAGCAAAACGTAGAAAAAGTTATTGCGCAAGATCATTAGGCCAATTAAAAAGAAGTTCTGCTAAAACAAGAAACGATCCTAACTCTAGAATAAGACAAGCTAGAAGAAGATGGAAATGTTAGATGGCATATTTAAATGCAGACATTCCCCCCATATACTGTAAAATAAAAAAGGAGTATTTATATGACCTTAAAAAACATCATGGTGAAAGTGAAGACTGCTGCATATTCGGTATCACGTCTATTACTGACCGTGCTATCTTATTTAACATTATGTTACCAAACGGCGCATGCTTTTGGCGTTTGCCTATATCAGCATTTTTTCAAGAAAAATTTGATAGAGCCGAAGTGCCTGATATGTCGATTGACCAACTTCAATTGTGGAACTGTTTTAGTTATTATCCTAGTGTTCATTGCTTTAGTTTTTTAAGAGGTAAGAGAGGTAAGTATTATGGAAAAGATAAAAAAAATTATCCGTTCGAATATTTATTTACCATTGATTGGGCTCATCCAGAAGGAAACATTTTGGATACAGAACATTCTGAAATACCCGCTGAACATAAGTGTGCGCATATACTGGCTCTTGATGACGGTAATTATGCAGCTCAGCCTAATAATCGTATTTTGTGGGATGCTCCTAACTACACTGTTGGTGATGGTGTTCCAGACTATTCGGTGCAGACTACAAAATGGAATGTTGAAAATAAAGATTGGCTTACAGAAGATAGTGACAAAATGTTTTACGAAATAGACAAAAAGAAATAGAACTATAATAGTTTTTGTTATATAATGTTTTCCTAAAAAAAGAAAATATGAATTTTATATGGAGACCTATTATGGATTACAGATTCACAGCAATGCTGATTATATTGTTATGTTTACTAGCTATCTTTGGAGGTCCAAGTGGATATTAAACGTAAGCTCTCCTTATTCTTTCATAAATTATCACTAGCGTGGTTATCTTGTATGATCTTTATGG